GAAGATTGATTACTCATAAAGTCTAATATTATCTGCTCTTTTCAAGGTTCTGCTCACATACTGAGTGGAACCTTGTTTGTATGGCATAAATCCATCAAGATCATTAAACACAATATTTAAATAGGTGGGTTTAAGAACATAAATGTTTCTTTTATCATCCTCTATTTTTGATTCATATTCATAGTTAGTAACTGGAACCACAACTTGAGATGATGGAAGAGTAACATAATATCCAAGACCCTCATCATAGTATTCATAATAATATGCATTTCCAACTCCAAGATTTCCATCTATCGTAAATATTGCTTCTTCTTTTCCAGATGTACTTAATACTGGATTTGCAACGGAGGGGACATCTGGAAGTTCATAAGTAAATGAAATGACAATATTGTCAAAAGGAGCTAAAACAGAGGTAACTACAAACTTTCCATTGAAAATGTTTTCAGATATATTATTGATAAAAATTTGAGAACCAACTTGAAGGTCTTTAATGCCATTATTCATGGTCACAGTGACTGTTTTTGATGGTGCCCCAGCACTTCCTGCAAAGATTTGATTGATCGTTGTTTTACTTACCTGAATAAAGTTTCCGTTTGTTCTCCAAGTATTTGGAGTATGTAACCCTCCGGGAAGAACCGTCACTCCAAGTGAGTTTTTAATTTCTACGGTTTCATAGTGATGTATTCCTGAATATAAGTTTTCATACGATCCATACTTTTGAAGAAGAACCTGATCAAAAGAAGTTTGGGGTAAAGGCCATTCTGTTTGAATGTTTAGAATATTATTAGAAAGAAGAATAACCCAATCAAGAGTTTCGTCATTATAAAATTTATAGGCAACATTATCTGGTCTCTCATCTCCGATGATTTTATATTTGGTAAAGAAACTTAAGTTACCAAATATATCAGGACGAAGTTTGCCCCTTTTAAAAAGATTTTTAACAGGTATATAATTTGAGATATCAAGATTATCTTTATTGCGATTAATATATTCAAAATCTGGTACTTGCCTGAAATATGGTTTTGCCATTTTTAGTAACCTACTGATTCGTTTGAAGTATTTGCATCGCCTAGATTTGAATAATCATCTTCATAAATTGGTTCAAGTTCTTGGAATTGTAAAGACATTTCATAAGAAACCATACTTCCATCATTAAAAGTCATATAAGAATTCATTGGAGTATAATTAACATCGCAACTTAATAGAGCACACTCTTTAATTCTTGGTAGATATTCGTGATCTTTTTTATTTACTCCATATAGATATTGAAGTTTAAATGTATTTGGAGATTTTAAAAATAATCCAATTGTAGTTCTTTGGACTGCCATTCCTTGCTTAAAAAATCTTATAATCTTTTTTACTTGTTTTGCTTCACTGGGATTTCTTGGGGACATTTTAAATGTAAGATTAAAAGATCTTAATTGAGGTCCTGTAAATAAAAGTTCAAGGTTTGGATTTACCATTGCACCAGACACTCTTGTAAGAAGTCCTTTGGTTCCAGTTGCAGCTTCTGCAAGTGATGCAGTAATTGCTGTTCTTATTCCGTTTCCTTCTAGTTCTGCTGTCTTCATAGCATCATCTACAGCACCAGCAACATCTCCTGTCATTCCTGTTAGAGATGCTATGGCAGCCGCAGTTGCTCCTGCATCCATTTCCAAAGGAGACCATCCAACAGAATTGCGATCATTAACTGATGGTTGTATTGCCATCGTAACATTTCCTTTTATTATTCTCTTTTTATCTTCTTCACTTGCTTTTGTATTAAATGGATCAACGCGATCAGCAAATGTAAGTGTAGTTTCACTTACTGGTCTTGATTGATATTTAAGCATTGTGAATTTAATTAGATCCGATCCTACATTATTAATATCTTGCGGATACGTTAAATTATCATAAGTATCTCTTGGCGATATTCCTGGTATTTTTGCAAGATCATTTAAATCTTTTACTGTTGGTTTTGGATCAGTTTGCCCTGCCGGTGGTGTTGATGCAGCATTTCCATTACTTAGTTGATTAGTTTGTTTATCAGTTGCTCCATTTGTTTTTGCATCTGCTTTAGATGCATTTTTTATGGCTTTATTTAATAGTCCACCAGATTGTAAAGATTTTACTTGATTTTCAGAAAGAATTGCATTTCCGTTTGCATCCTTGGTGGGTATCCAGGTTTTTCCTCCATCAGTTGATACCGCCAATTCTCTATCTTGTTTTCCACTTCTCGTGGTTACTGTATCTTGAAGAGTTAGTTTTGATGCAGTTACGTTTCCTTGGGATATATTTGCTTCGGTTTTTACGGTATAGTTTGTTGTGGAATTTTCTATTTTTACTGGAAATGGTTTGCTTATACTTGTTTTTGACCCTTCAGTAGTCCAAGATTGTGAAGAAGGCATTAGAATTCCTCCTCACTTACAAGAGGACTAAGTATCTCAATTTTTCGTAGAGTATGAGACATTTATAAGGAGTTTTTATTTATTTAGACGGAATTTTGCATAAGGTATAGAAAGAAGTTCATCAAGTTCATTATATTTGACGGTAAAAAGTTTCCCTGCAACTTCTTCCCAAGTATAGTTTCTATATTTCTCCCAATGAAAATTAATTCCTCTAAATCCCCACCCATAAAGTCCTACGCAAGCAATTAATGGATGTTGGTCATATTCAATTCCAGGCGTTTTTGGATTGTAGACAAAAGTATAAAATTTACCAATCTCAGGATATAATGCATCTTCTTTGAGAACATCCATAATAATGAGCATTAGATCTTCAGGATCTTTTGTTCCTGAGGCAGCAATTTTTCTTTTAAGTTCTCTTACTCTTGCAGTAGAAGATTTATCTACATATTGACCGAAACCTTCTGCCATTACTTAAGACCTAACTCATCTTCGGTTATAATCTTAAATTCAATTCTTCTATCTTTACACCACTCATCAGCAGCTTTCCATTTTGCTTGATTGACTGCATAAGTTCTTGCTTCGTGAAGATATGATTTAGTCACTCTTGATTTTTTCTGTGGAGGTGTAGTTTGTTTTTTTGGTTTTACTTCTATTAAATATGTTTTAATTTCTCCAGATTGCTCTTTAACTTTGATAAGATAATCAGGAAAATATCTATGAACTCTATTATCAACTGGAGATACATAAGGAATACAAAATTCTTCCGATGCCCAAGAAACAATACTTGGATTATGATCGCACCAATACGAAAATCTTCTTTCCCAACTACTTCTACAAATTATATTATTTGGATCACCTTTATATTTTTCTGGATAGGATGGTTTGTAGATACTTTTGATACTTTCCGCCATACATAATATATAAAGGTTAAAAGTATTTATAGATGCCCTCACCATCGCCAAAACCAGTATCAGTAAGTACAATAAAATCAAAACTATTAAGACCAGCACTGACTTCTCATTTTCAGTGCTGGTTTAATCCACCAATACCTGTTAGAGACTGGTCAAAATATAAAGAGAATGCTGGTGCTGGTGCTGAATATAATAGTGATACTGAAGAACTTTTTTCATTATTATGCCATGAAGCATCACTTCCTGGATCTTCCTTAGCAACTATTGATATTGATAATGATTATCATGGCGTATCTCAAAAAAATGTTTATCGTCGTGTTTATGATGATAGAGCGGATTTTACTTTTTATGTTGATACCGCAGATAAAAATGATCAAATATCTAATAATTATAAAGTTATTCAGTTTTTTGAGAATTGGATTTCATATACTGTTGACGAACAATTCACCGATCGCACAACTAATCAAAAAAGATTTGCAGGAGAAGGTATAGAAAAATCAACATACGCATATAGAGTTAATTATCCAGTAGACTATAAATCTTCTACAATTTACATTAACAAATTTGAAAGAGATTTTAATGGTAGATTTTTACAATATCGTCTTTTGCAGGCATTTCCAATAGCAATTAATTCAATGCCAATTTCTTATGATCAATCACAACTATTAAAATGCACAGTTTCTTTTAATTATGAAAGGTATGTGATAACAACAACTCCAAATAGTCCTTTACCTAAAACTTCTCAGGGAGCAGAATCTAATATTAATACTAATTATTTTAATTCAAAAACTGGCGAATATAAAGCACCATATTCAACGGAAACTCAGCAATTAATTGATAAGTATAATCAACCTTTATCTTGACAAATAAATAATCACATCTGAAAATTTCTATAAGAGATTATGCCTTTACCTAAGATTTCTACACCACTTTATCAACTTGAGTTGCCTTCAACTGGACAAACTATTAAGTATAGACCTTTTTTAGTAAAAGAAGAAAAACTACTTTTAATTGCATTAGAAAGCGAAGATACAAAACAAATTACTAATGCGATCAAAGCAGTAATTAAAAACTGCATAGAAACAAAAAATATTAAGGTAGAATCTCTTCCAACATTTGATATTGAATATCTATTTTTAAATATTCGGGGAAAATCTGTTGGAGAAGAACTAGAAGTTAATATTATTTGTCCAGATGATGGGCAGACAACAGTTCCTGTAAAAATTAGTGTTGATGATATTAAAGTTCAAAAAAATTCAGAACACACTAAGCAAATTAAGATTGATGAAAATATTATGATGGAAATGAAGTATCCATCATTAGAACAATTTATTAAAAATAATTTTGATTTCTCTGGAAACTCAAATATGGAGCAGTCATTTGATTTGATTGCTTCGTGTATTGATAAGATTTATACAGAAGAAGAAGTTTGGTCTGCTTCCGATGTAACTAAAAAGGAACTTACAGAATTTTTGGATCAAATGAATTCTTCTCAATTCAAACAGATTGAAAAGTTCTTTGAAACTATGCCTAAATTGTCTCATAAAATTCAGGTTAAAAATCCAAAAACTGAAGTTGAAAGTGAAGTTATTCTTGAAGGGTTATCAAGTTTTTTCGCATAAGTCTTTGTCATATTGATCTTGAGAATTATTTCCGTCTTAATTTTTCGTTGATGCAGTATCATAAATACTCTTTATGGGAGATTGAAAATATGATACCTTGGGAAAGGGACATTTATGTTGAGTTACTTAAGCAACATTTAGAGGAAGAAGAACTCAAGCAGAAACAGAATGCCTAATAGATCACCAGAAGGAACTATTGATGAAAGAATTCTAAGACTATTAGGTCTTGAGGATGCATTTGATTTGGATGTTGATGAATATTATAACTTATTAAGAGAAGCACTTGTAAAGCGTTCTTTTGGGGGTCAGAAATTATCTCAAGAAGAACTTGCTTTAATATCAAATGAAAGAAAGAGAATAAAGCAAGTACCAAAACAAACCAAAAAAATAACAGCAGATAAACTTGCAACATCAAAACTTTTAAGACCTTCTAGTTCAATCGTACCTTCAATTAAAGGAATTTCTAAAAAATCTTCTGCATTAGCACTCAAAGATGATATTGGCAAAAATATCAATGATATTAATCAAACACTTAGTGTATTAGTTAAAAGTATTACAGAACAAAATAAAATCCAAGAAAAATCTACAGAAGAAGGTAGGAAAGAAAAAGAAAACTTAAAGAGGAAAAAAAGAGAAGAACTGATGGAGAGTGGTTTTAAAACTCTCAAAAATCTAGCACAAAAAGCATTAGCTCCTGTTCAGGGAATTCTTGATCGTATTATTCGTTTTATTGTATTCACTCTTCTTGGAAGAGCATTTAATATGTTTATGGATTGGGCATCCGATCCAAAAAATGCCGACAAGATTAAAAGTCTTGGAAGATTTTTAAAAGACTGGTGGCCTGCTCTTCTTGGTGCATGGTTCTTCTTTGCAAATCCTTTAGGAATATTCATTCGTAAAATTACAAGCACAGTTGTTGGATTAACACTTCGTCTTGCAAAGTTTGCAATTCCAAGATTGATTTCTTTTATTGCACAAAATCCAGTTGCAGCAGGAATAGCAGCGGTTGCTGGAACTGCAATTCTTGCAAATGAAATTACTGGGCAAAGAAAAGCAGCACCAGTGCAGGCAGAGACAAAAGCAAAAGCACAAACAGGTAGAGGATTAGGAGTTCAAGGTGTTGGTGGAGTTGGAGATCTTGGTCCAACAACTCCTTATGGATTACTACAACCACTTTCATTTGGTGGCATTGCTGGACTTGGAAAATATAATCAAGGTTACAATAAAGGTGGAAGTTTCTATGGTATAGTAGATAAAGATACTGGAACGACAGTATCTGGTGCAGGACCTGACACTCAATTCTTACCAATTGAAGGTGGAGGTGGAGCAGTTCTTCAAAGAGGAGAAACTGTTCTCCAAGTTGGTGCCCGCGAAAGAATGATTAAAGAGCATGGTATTGACCCATTGGCATATAACGTTGGATCTAATGCAAATAAACCAAGAACAATAAGTAAAAATATTGTTGCTAGGTCTTATGGTGGTATTTTGGGTTATATGGGCG